TGTTCAAAAATATTTTTCTCTAATGAAGCCATAACCATCGGATTATTTCTTGCAATGTTTGTTGCCATGAAATTTAAGTGAGCTGTAATGTGTGCTCTGTGGTCTTGACCTGGAAAAGCTTGAAACTGTTTACCACCTAATGCATCAATGTGTTCTAACGCAGGATCTTTTGGTGTGGGTTGCATTGGTCTAACTAAAATAGAATCAATATTTTTTACACCTAAAGCTTCATACATATTTCTGTACGCTTGGTACATGTTGTGCATTTGTGGATTAGAAGTTGCCAGCTGCAATTCCGTCTGAGCGAGGGAAATACGCTGAGTTTGTGAAAAAATGTTGGGGTCGGCAACTGGCAATATATCCACCCTATCATCAAAGTCAGATTGTTTAATCATCTTTTGGCCCCCAACTACATCATACGGATACTCTTGGGGTAGATATAACTTGAATACTCTAGCCATTAATCTAAATTCATTTTTAAGAGCTGAGTAAATTCTTTTGTGTATAGCAGACATAGTTCTTGAACCACGTTCTAATAATGCAACTGTAGTTCCAACTGCTGCTTGTTGATTACCATCACCAACTTGTAAATCTGCAATCGATGCAAACCTTTGCCCTGCACCAACTACAACACCCATTAATTGTAATAATGTTTGTGATGGTTCTTTAAATGGTAACATCATAAACGAATCTTTTAAGTTTCCACCAGGTGCATCTACATCTCTAAATTCACCAGGTTGGATTGACTGTGCGTCATCTCTAATTCTTATTCCTCTCATTTTAAAACCAGCTGGCAGATTAGATAACGTTCCCGCATCCAAGAGCTGTCTTAAAGCTGCGGTCGCTGTTCTTGACAGTCCACCAATCATGTGGATTAGACCGAACCCATAAAAACCTAGTCCAGGTAAAAATTTAAAGTGAACAAAATATTGAATTTTGTTTTTCTTTGCATCTCCTATTTCATAGTTTCTTCTGATAGATAAAATTTCTCTTGATCCTTCTTCTAGTGTTACAATGTAAGGGACCTTAATTCCTGATGGCTCACCAGTCTGTGGATCTGTATCTTCAAAGCCTTCAAGATCTAAATTCACATGACACTCTAACAAAGTATATAAATCATCATTCTTAGATTTTGATACTCCTTCAAGTTCTCTCTCTTTTCTGTCAACTTCTGATTCCTTATCTTGTGGCGCAGCTAAATCTATATCTCTATAGAATCCTGCAACTTGTTGTTTTCTTAATTCGTTTTCAGAAATTTTTACTTTATGAATGATTGCTTCCGCATCGTCCAATGAGGTAGCCGTGTACGGAACAACCAAATCATCCGCAGGAACAAATTTAGAAACTGCTCTACCTTCTACTTCATCAAAGTAAACTTTTTTGAAAGTAGATCCTGCTAACGGTAGATGGAATAACATAGAATCAAATTCTGGTTCATACTCTTTCATCTGATCCATAATTTGATAGTTCATAAAATCTTTTACACGATCAGCTTGTTGAACTTTATCTGGAGTTTGTAATCCAAGTATCTGTGATCTTACAGGTCCATCTGATGGTAATAATTCTTTATAAGCTAAAGCTTGAAACTGTGTAACTGCTTCTGCAAGAACTGGGTGAGTTGCACCTGAAGCTCCTTGAAACGGTTCTGTTCTTTGATCGTATTTAAATCCTAAAAGGTCTAGACCTTGTGTATAAGTTTTTTCCCAATCTTTTCTTGATACAGAGTAGTCTGTGTATTTTTGATTTAAGTCGGAGCCTAATGATCCTAAAGTATCATCAGGTAAAAATTCTGCTAAGTTTGCATAGTGGTCATCACCACCTTCTTGAGAGGCAGCTTTTGGATCAAAGTTAATATCAACCGAACCATCTTCATTTTGAACCTGTTCTACTTCTCCTGGTTTTTCTAATTCAGCTTCAACTTCTTCTACTAAAGTTTCTTGAATCTCTTCTTCTCCAGGAAGCGTAATTTCTTTTCTAGGCTCGTTTGGTAGAGCTTTGTCTATTGTATTGTCTGCCATTTATTTTCTCCGTATGTTTTACTGTTCTAACAGTATTATAATTAATATTCAACCCCTGACTCGTGGGTCCGGCCTCAGGAGGCAAGAGGTCTTTTTTAGGGTACGTATGTTTCGGTTTCATCAGCTTTTCCTTTAACTCTTGATTTTAAATCTTTATAGTTTTGTGCAACTTCTGGTCCAGCTAAATATGCAATACCTAACTCTTCATTTCTCATTCCTTGCTCTGCTGCTTTTGCCACATCTGCTCCACCCATAACCATACCCGCTGTACCTAATACAGGTACAAATGGAGAGACAGCTCTTAGTGCTACCTTACCAACTGGTTTAGCGAACTTACCAAATGTTTTAGCTTTATTAGCCATATTTTGAATAACTGATCTTTTTGTATCTTTTACTTTATCTCCCTGTACTCCTGCTATAGATTTTTTATAATCTATTCCTTGAGGTTCTGCATAAAATACTTGTCTACCCTTATCATCAAAAGTATCTAATACAGGAGTTAGTTTATTAAAACCAAGTAGACCTTTATATTCTTTAGGTAAATCTTTTTTTACTGTTTTAAGAATATCAAACAAATCATTGTTTATATTTTTTAATTTTTTTAAATTTTCTGTTTTATTAAAGTCTAAACTATATGCTTCATTAACTAATTTATTTATTTTTTTATTATACTTAGACATTTTTGCATTCATTTCTTTTGAAACGATTGCATAATCACCTGTTCTTAATTCTTCCCCACCTGCTAAAGGCATAATATGATGAACTTGATATCCTGATGGAGCTTTTAATTTTAGTTTTCTACCTTCTAAATTTGTTTGTGCCTCACCTCTTTTAATATCTCTTGCTTTTTGTTTCTTAGGATCAGCGGGTGTAATTCCCTTTTTTTGAAATACAACATCTTTATTTTTTGTATCTGTTCTTGTTAATATGTTTTCTTTTTCAAATCGTGTAGGTGTATAACCTTTATATTCTGGTTTATTAATAATTGCTTGTATCTGTTCAGATGTTTTAGGAGTAAATTGGTTACTACCTTTTATATTTCTAACTTCACCATCTTTTGTTCTAAAGCCGGTGTTTCCTTTTTGAAAACCTTGTCCTGTTTCAGGATCAGTTCCACCTTGAAACTTTTCCCTATCTTCAAAACCTGGTAGAGTTGGCATCTCTTCTCCTGGATTATTTTCTAAAAATTGTTTTAACTCTTGTGTTCTTTCTTTAATAAATTTAAGTGCATCGTTGTAATCCATGGTGCCTGACTCCTCAATCTTTCTTAAATCTTTTTGAATCAAGTCAACCATCTCACCACGATCGAAACCACCTAACGCACCTTTGATACGTCTGTCTGTGTTTAGTTTAAACTGCTCTTCTGTGAAGGGTTTTGGTTTTGGGATTTGGTCCATTATAAGACCTTTACATTACTGATGTAATGCCACCAGCTTTAACGCCCATTCTAGCTTCAGCTATGATCTGTCTAATAAAATCTTTAAGAGGCATTGGGTCTCTACCCATTTCCTTCATTTCAAAAACATACTGCTCATACTCTCTAAGCAACATTGGATCTGCTCCGCCTGCCATCTTAATTGAAGGAGCGCCTTCTTTTAAACCCATGATTCCTGATTCCTGAGTCTCGGTTGGTGCACCCATTTGTCTTAATAATTCTTTGTATTCTTCGCTAGAAGTTTCTTCTATTTCAGGGATATCTTCTGAACCCATTGCATAATTTTCTCTAATCATTTGTCCTCCCATTGCATTTGGATCTCTATCCAAATAATATTCATAAGCCTTTTTATAATAACCCATTTGTTGCTTATCTGAAAGCTCAGAATAATCTAAACCGTCTTCTCCTGCCATATCTTCAGCAATCTCAACAATTTTGTACTTATAATCGTCCATAACCTAATAATACACTTTTGGTGTCTGTTGTAAAGGTTCATCTTCATAATCATCTGGGTGATTAATTAATCCACCTTGTCTGAATCTCATTACAGCTTGTGTCATAGAATCCACCAAGTCATCGTGATCTCCATAAGGAAACGCAGCACACTCTTCAATTACATCTTGTGCAAATTCCATTTCTGTCGGAGCCCAGATTCTACCAGACTCAAACAATGGAGATACAGAATTAACTCTAGTGTGTTTGTCATTACCTTTTGATGGTGTGAAATTTAAAACTGGTATACCCATTTTTCTAAGTTCATAAGTAAGCGGTAACCCTGATGCCTTACTCTCGATTATAACCGTCTCTGGATTCCAATAACCATATTGATCCATGGCGATACGTTTTAGTTCTGGAAACTCATACCGACCTTTTATTGCATCAAGAAGCATGAGACAGGGACCACTATCCTCATTGGGATGAAACACGCCCCAGGTGGTAATAGCAGAATAGTCGGCAGTTTGTTTTTTCATGAAAGCTGTATCGTAAGATTGAATGACATGTTCGATTGCAGGCAAACCATCTTTCTCCCAAGGTTGCCACCATTCACGTTTTATTAATGCTCCTTCTTCTGAAGTAGGATTCTGCATATACTGTGCATTCCATTTTGAACCGGGGATAGAAGCCTTAACTGATTCTAAGTCAGACAAGTTCCAGTATTCAGGCCACAGGGGTTTACCACTTGGTAGGATCGCAGGAAACTCAATCACCTCCCATTGATCAGCCTTTGGTTCTTTTTGTGCAGATATTAAACGACCTGCTAAA